TCTTTCTTGTTCTTTTCTCTCATCTAGATAAAGCTCGGTGACCATATCCAGAAACCATTGAGGTTGATCCATGTATTGTTGGTATGTCCAGCCGAGCTCTTTACAAAAACTAGCTACTTGTTTTCTTTTTTTTTCTTTATAGGGTTTTCGTTCTTAGTAATCTCATTGATTTTCTCTACAATAAATTGGTAGTCTTGCTGCTTTAAGTCTTTAGCTCTTTTTAACAGCTCTTCCTTTTTACCGTCAATGGAAACAAGCATTAGCTCTAGGGTTTTATCTTGGGCTTTTCGAATACTTTTTCCCTTAATAGCCCCGCCCATATCACCAGTTACATCCATCTCTACATCACCAATAATGGCATCCTGAATTTTTTCGGACTCGCCACCAGTTAGGTAAGTGTAAATCTCTACTTTAACATCGCCTGGAGTCTTAAACTTTGTGGTTTCTCTTTTCATATTAATTTATTAATAACTTGCTTGGTTGTTGGTCAAAACTACACTGCTAAAGTAACCGTCGCCTGTTCGTGGGTTAGTCATTGGCATAAAGGTTACTGATTGATCTATAATCTCATCAAGATCATCTGTTCTTTCCCACTCGTCAAACTGTACTTTAGGCATATCAAATTTTAAGCCAGGATAAGTTGGTTCACTTCCCAGACCTTTTTCTGTGTTTTCAAACTGAATCCGCATAGCTTTGGTGGTGTTATCCAAAACATAATCTCTGATAGTGCTTGAGTCATATTTCAATTCTATTGTGCCGTCTACACTAAACTGTCTGTTGAATATATCTACTGGTTCTCCAGTATGAATTGCATCGTCATCAATTACATTCTTAGTGAAGTTTATCTCTAAACTTTTAACTTCCTGTTTACTAGCTGCTCCTAATCCACCTGTAGTTGCGGCGAATTTAACTGAAGCGTGTCTGCTGTGGAATACATATCTGTCAGCTGTAGCGTCTGTTTCATAATCGGCAGTTTGAGAAGTTTCAACACCTGATTTGGCTCTAAACTCTGCTGATATGGTAGCAAACTCACCTGCTGAGATGCTTATCGAAAGACTTTCAAGCATTGCTAACTTATACATATAATCTTGTACTGGGTCATCTACTGTTAAAGCTAGTGATTGGTGATTATTGGAGTTACTTACTGTAAAGGTGTGGTCATAAACCGCACTTTCTCCGCTTGCCGTGTCGCTACTAACTGTCCCGAATATGTTGTAAAGCAGCAGTCCGAGAGCATTTGCTCTCATAGTTGCTTCTAGGCTTCCTTCGGCTCTTTCTTTTGCTACATATACACTTACATTGTTTTGAATGTTACCGTAACTCTCCTGGTCTGTTAGCGTGTCTGTTACTGAATGAACTGTAAAACTTGTCTTAGGCATCCAGTATAATGGTACTGCCCCAGCTCCCCTTGTTCCTTCCTTAGCTATTCCTAAATTAACGTTTCTTCCTATGTGTGCCATAATTTTTCTCCTTAGCTTATTTGTTGGGTATCGACCAAAACCCTAACTTTTACTGTTATCATACTCATTAATAAATCTAATCTGTCTACAATTCCTACTGTTGATGGAACTGCTTCAACAATAACCATAGTATAACCTGTTGGCATTGTGACCCCGGCTAAACTTTGGTCTTTGTCGAAATCGTCCAATACATCGTCAATCAAATCGTACATTGTCTCATAAGCAGTATTTAAGTTATCATTTTTGATTGACTCGAATATTCTTACTTGAAAGGCATAATTTCTTTGATTTTCAGTAGTAGTTTCAAAGTCATTCTCGTTATCTGAAGGTACTATTGTGGCTGACGGAAAACCATTAAACTTTATCGCTGGGTACTCGTGAACTTCTTGTATTTTAGTATTCGAATCCAGCTTATCTGCTAATTTATCTTTTATGTTTGAAAATACTCCCATTATGATCTCCTTGCTATTTCATCTAATGTTTTTTCTAGTGCCTCTTCAAAATCGCCTTGTATATTCATTTGCTCTGAGGTTAATGCGTTTGATAAAAATGGTTGGGCTCTTTGATACCTTGTCCCCTCATGAACATATATCGCATATTCTACTTGGGGCGATATAACTGCCGCTTTGTCCGCAATCGTTGGGTATATGCTCGCTCTTAATCTACCGGTATCTACAGGTGATCTTTTCTTAGCTCCCCTAGTGACTCTCCAGGCGGCGTTTTCTATTGCCGTGGCGAAGTATCCTTTAGCTATATTTGGATATTTTGAAAGTGCTTCTCTAAACCTGTCTAACCCTTTAATCTCTACGCTATACTCAGCCATTATTCACCTCCTTCGTCTAATGCCTCACAAACTATTTCCATGTGCTGGTTAATTCCATAATCTTTTTCCTCTGTTGATAATACTTCATATTCGTCGCCCTCTATTTCCAATCTATCCCCCTCTTTAACTTCTGCGTCTAGCTTTGCCCACACCTTATATGATTTAGAGGTAGCACCATCGATAACTTGTATTTCATCGTCAGCTAGGTTTTGCCGGTGTCCTGAGATGACGGTTACTGTTTGGTAGTTTGATTTGTTACCACTAACTGTTTCAAGTCTTTTTATCGTTACATCTTTGGTTAAGAATGAAAAAATTGTCATCTTATTTTCTTATACTTATCAAGTATTATGTCCAGGCTTAAATCATCAATAACATTTTCTGTTTTTTCATAAGTAATACTATAATCACCTATTGACTCGCTTTTTACATTTTTAGACTTTCTTTTGTTAAAGTAATAAGCAACTAAATCGATCGCTGCCTGCTCTAAGTCATCGGGGATATCGGCATATCCAGCTACATAGGTTATTTGATAGTTTCTTATTCCTTTTACAAATCCTTGAACGTAATGAACCGAACCCTGATTAGGGTAAAAGTGATAATATTCACTATCGATAGTATCCCAGTCATCTTCATTTAATGTCGATGTGCGTCTTTCTAATTTAGTAATTGAGCTTATCGGATACTCATCTACCTGGTAATCGTTCTCACCAGTGCCATCGAATATCTCTTCTCGGCTTTCGCTATTAAACTCACGATCACAATAACTCTCTATAATTTCACTTACTCTATCAATTAGCTGTTCTAAATAAGTGTCATCATCTGTTCCAGACAAATCTAAAGCCGTTTTTACCTTTGCTAGTGTTGTTAAATCTACGCTTGCTGCCATGATTTGTTTTTTATTTTATCTACTATCTTGGCGACTCCCTCTTTTTTAAGAATTAATGCTTCTTTTAGACTTACTAAATAATAATTGTTAGAAACGTATTCTTTTGTTCCCTTTATTATTTTTATCCTGACTTGTTCTTCTTGTGTGTTTAGCATAATTCCTCATTCCTAAGCCCCATATAGAGGCTCAGGTAATCAAGCTTTATGCTTGAACATTTTGAATTTCTTTGAAAGCTTCGGTCTGAGGTAGTCCAGCGTCTAATCTTTTAACTACACGAATAGCGGTTTGATCGGTCTGGAACATTGAAGTAGAACCCACATAAGCGTCCTGACTAGTTCTCATAGTCATACCGGAACGATCTCCAATAATGTATTTTGAAAGATCTCCGACGAATATCTTAGTGGTATCCATACTATTAACCTCTAGCACAGGGCGACCCAAGATCATTGGATTTTCCTTAGCATTTAGGTTAAGTAGTAATGGTCTTCCATTATCATCCTGTAGTTTCTGGATTTCAGCTAATACCTGTTGGTGACAGATCCATACTGCGTTTTGCCTGTAAGCCTGTTTAAGGGCGTAAATGGCATCTACAAAATGGTCGTATTTTACATCGCCACCAGCGTCAATTGTTCCCAAACTATAAGAATCTAAACCAGCAGGTTCGGTAGAGCCATTGCCAGAAGTAAACACTTTGTCTTCTTCTTCGGCAATAACTGAAGCGAACTCATCCGTTAAGTATTCGATAACGTTAGGAGTAGAGTCTTCGTTTAGCTCGTCAGAAGTAACCATAATGGCTGCCATCTTAAGAGCGGTAAGAGTAAACTGACCAAATTGAGCTGAGGTAGTAGTCTTAGAAGCTGCTTCTGCAGTCCAGTAAACTTTAGGACCGCTGTCAGAAGTAGGCATGTTAAGTGTATCAGTAGACATAGGTATGACTCTAGCTCTTGGTCTAATCATAGCTTGGTCATAAGCTCTCTTAACAATCTCTTGCCTATACTCTTCAGGTACAAGATACCCACCTTCAGCGTCAGTGCCTTCAGACAAAGCGTCTAATTTCTCTCTATCGCCTCTGGCAATAGCTGAAACAAAGTGTGCGCCTTTCTCTTTCCAATCCATTTTATCTACATCGGATTTAGAAAGTTTAGATGAGTAGATTTTATTTTTACCATCAGCACCAGTTCTGGTGTGCTTCTCAAGTTGCTTGTCTAAAGTTTCACCAAGTTTAGCGTCAATCAACTTATCAATTTTGTCTTCAATGCCATCGGTGATTTCTTTAGCCTTGTCTTCCTGGACTTCTTCTTTCTCGTCTTTTTTTTCTTTTTTACTCATTTTAGTTTCCTTTTAATTTCGTTTTTCTTTTTCTTGATTACAACCTCAAGTTGCTTATCAATACTTCTCAAAAGCTGAAGATCAGACTTTGCGTCTTCTTTAGCCTCTGAGTCTCGACCTTTTTCTGGCTTAGTGAGGATTTTCATTCCTTTGGCCAGTGTTTTAATATCTTTTTTGATACTATCTAAATCTTCTCTTTTAATGTAAGGGTCTGAAATTAAATCAGTATTTAAACCTTTTGATTTTGCCATTAAAAGAGCGTTGGGGTTAGAAGGAACATTTACACACGATATTTCTAATAATTCCTGTTCTACTGTTTCCGCTTTATCATTTCTGTCAAGCTCTCTGTATCCAACAGAAAAAGCTTTAAGTATTCCTTCTTCATAAAGCTTCTTTATGTCTTTAGCCAATTGTGTAGCCTTTGAAAATACAGGCTTAAAGGTTAATTTTTTTCCTTCCACCTTGATATCTTCTGCTTTTCCAACGGCTGGTGTAGTTGGGTCGTGTGCCCATTGTAAAACTGGGTTTTTAAGAAAGTTTTCAACTTTCCACCCGGAGACTTTAACTACATCGCCATGCCTGTCTTCTGTTTCATCAGAGGCAACGGCTTTAATTTTGCCATCTGTCTTTTCTACATATGCGAATTTTTGTTTTTCCATAGATTCTTTATTACTTTTATTTTGTTCGACCCATCTCTTAGCTTTTTCAAGAGTCCAGCCTTTTGATTTTATAAATATATACGTTAAAACTAACTTTCTGTTCGCCGAGTATAGTGCCTTAATGCCTTCCTCTTGAGAAATAGTAATTGTTCTGATGATGTCATCTTTTTTCTTTCTCCTTACTGGTATTCTTATGTGTCTTTTAGTTACCTTTGGCATAAAATAAAAATAGTCGGCAGACGCATAGGTCTCCGACTTGTTATGTTTTTTTTATTATACTATATAGTTAAATGTTGTCAAGAATAGCTCAAACTTGCTCTATTATCCCAAACATTATCATAATCAGCATTACCGTCAGCCCAAGTTATTACGTAACCTGATGAAGAGTCTATTTTTTTAATCTTCCAAACCGCTGATGAGGTAGTAGAGCCAATATCAGCAGTTCCTACGTATATGACATTCTCTGTCGTATCGTCTATTCTTTTAGCTTTATCCTTTGATGTGTCTGATTCAATTTTATCTACTGTTACTGTCGACGGTCCTCCTCCCCCACTACCACCTCCCCAAGGTGGATCGAAACTTACTCTCCTTCCATCCTTATAAACTACTCTTACTGGTATATAGTCATTTTCTTTTTTGTTAGTTACAAATATTTTTTCACCTTGCTTTACTATACGCTCACCTACATCTCTAAAGCCCTCTATCAGCCTGTTAGCCAGCGTTTTAGAGTGTTTGTCAATATCTTTGACCTCTACCCTGTCCTTAGGTTTTGGTAGCTTTATTTCGTCTAGGTTTTCTACTTTTACCTTTTTATATGGTTTGGGGTATTTTTTATCAATTAATAACTGAATAGCATTTTCTATGTATGAAAGATCTTTTGGTTTAAGTGCTTCCTGTGTTTCTATTTTTTCAAGTTTGTCTGTAATTTCTTTTTCCAGATTATTTACAGCTTTTTTTAACTTAACATTATTGTCAACATTAAGTGTTTCCTGTGCTTCTATTTTTTCAAGTTTGTCTATAATTTTTTTCAGATGATTTACAGCTTTTTTTAACTCAACATTATTAGGCTCACCAAACTCTTTATCTAAATAGTCTTTAATCTTTTTCAATTTCTTCATCAATCTTATCTTTAATTGATTTAATCTCTTTTAGTTCTTTGTCATATATCTTTTTTATTTCTTTGTCCACCATTTTTTTAAGTTCTCCGGAGTAGTCTTTAGGGCTAACATCCACTTCGGCAGGCTCCCAGATATCGTCCTCATTTATGCTATCACTTTTTAGGATTGGCACGGTAGTACATCTACAATTAGGATGGAGTGGAGGCTCACTTACCCCCCCATAAGATAGATCTAAGGTTTTATCATTGCCTGTATTACTGTCGGTTACTGTGTATTGAGAACCCTTGTTAAAAAAGTTTTTATCTATACTGTCAGGTATAATTTTGCCGTTCATTGGATCACACCAATCACATACACGTCCGTCTTTTGCTGTAAGCCACTCTTTGCCCTGAACTACACCGGTTTGCCTGTAAGCTTCTATGGTTGCCTTGTTAGAAGCTCTTAAAACCTCAGTTCTGGCTATTCTTTCGGCTTGATGTTTCTTAAGAGATGATATTGTGCTTTCAACCCGTTTAGTTAGTTTTGGTACTCCCTCGCCTTGTTTTACTCCCTCACCTAAAGCTTTCCTTAACCTTTTGCGGGCAGTAGTCACGGCACTATCACTAAACTTTTTAGCACTAGTATCTAAAAACTTCTCAATAGACGGTGTGAAGGTAAGATTAGCACCATAACCCATAAAGTTAAGTGTCTTTTCACCAGCGTCGGTCATTACCTCTCTGAGAGTAGCTAACATAGCCACGCTAAACAGTTTTTTAAATTTTTCTTTCCCTGGTATCCAATCCCAGATGTTTTTCTTTCTCTCCGGTGCTTTTTGGGCTGTTATGTTAGAAATTGTTTCAGCTTTAAGTTCGTCTAGTATTCTTTTAGTTTCAGTCTCAATCTGCTTTTCATATCTTTTATCCACTGCTGTTTTTTCTTTCCAAAATCTCTCCTTGCCATTAGGTGTTAGAAACTTGTTTTTGGGCTTATTAGCATCTCGTAACTGTTTTTTAATAGCGTCCTTTAGCTTGTTTTTAGCAGCATCAACATCCTTGTATCGATCTACTGTTATATGTAGCTTTTGTCTTATTCTTTTAACCTGTGTTTTGGCATAAGGTGATAGTTTTTGGGATACTCCCTTGCTCTTGGCAAACTCAAACGACTTCTCTTCTCCGGTTGGTATTAAATTAGCAGGGAAATACATTGTATCACCCCCATCAACCTCACCTAATCCTAGTTCCTGTCTTATCTCGTTGGTTGTCATCCATTTATTCCAAGCTTTTTCGTAGTATTTGGCTTTAGCTTCTTTATCCTGTGGGGTTGGGTCTTCATAATCAAGAAATAAGTCCTCTCCAAAATCCTTTATATAAAACTCATTTAGAGTATCTGCTATACCTTCCATTTCTGGTCTGATGACTCGTCTAGCAAATATCCACTCGGTAGCTTCGGCGTTAGCTCGATTTACATCATTGGTTACTCCTAAAATAGATTTTGGTACTTGAGCTACTGCCAGTATTTTATCCCTAGCCCACTCTAGACCTTGTAAAAAGGCGCTGTCTCTGGCTTTCTCGCCAAACTCTTTAACATCTGCTTCACCACCAATAATTGCTAATTGAGAATTCTTTTGCCGTCCTTGATATCTTTGTTTCCATTCCTTTTTGAATCGTTCTATCTGGTCTTGCCCCACATTGCCTTTTAACATCATAATCATATTGGGGATAGCGTTGTTAAAGAAGTAGTTTCTGTTCCACTCTTCAGCAAATACAGTCATATCAATTGGTGAGGCGGCGGCTTCTGCTATTCCTACACCGTCTCTAATATTCATCGGATCAGGATTGTTAAAGAAAATTATTTCATCAGGTTCAAACTCTATCTTTTTTTCGCCTGGTATCTGGTATGTATACTTTTTGATAAATCCGTCTTCAATATTTTTTTCTGGCACAATTGTCACATAGTCAGGTCTTAAAGGATAAATCTCTTTAGTCTTTCCACCCTCTTTAACTACATACCAATAAGCTTTGCCTGTTAGATTCTTGTAAACTTCCGTAATGAAAATTAAATCGGTCTTAGACATAAAGGAGTTTGCGTAATAGAGAGTGTTGAGAGCTTCGTGCTCATTTATCTCTTCTGTTTCCCCGCCTCGTCTAACTTTATATAATTTAAAATTCATCGCCGAAACTTCTTTAGCGATGGCGTTTACTACTGCGTTAACCCAACCTTCCTCTCTGTAGCTTTTAAGGTAGTCTTTAGTTTTAGGCTTAGGGGCTGTCCCCAAGTCATAGGAAAACATATCGGTTGGGAAAATGTTTACCTTTTCTTTTGTTCTTGTAAATAGCGACCTAATGTTGTCAATAATACTCATAGTTCATAATTAAAAATAGTCGGTAGACGTGTGTCTCCGACTTTTTTCTTTATTTTACTACATAAAAACACTTTGTCAAATAATATCAAGGGATACCTTCGGTTCTTTAAAATATGTAGCTATCGCATATCTTTTCGAATCCATACAATGATCGTTAGCTTTGACCGGCTCATCGATAGGCTTCTCATTTTTCTCTTTCCAAGAATATGACTTTATCTCTTTTAATAAATTGACAGAATCCTTAGTTATATACAGGTGGTGAGATTTAACGGTATCTATCCCGTCAGACACACTCTTGTAAGCAGGCTTAGCATTTAAGCCAGCCTGAATCATTTCCTCTATCCTGTCAGGCTCGGCACTATCGCAGTAGATATACTTATTGCCGTCGACTAATTCTTTAATTTTGTCTATTAGCTGTTGATTAGTTAAATGGGATTCGTAAAGTAACTCTTTTACATAGGCTTTGTCGTCTTTTATTACAACTTTAACTAAAGCACTAGGATGATTGTAGCCAAAATCTAATCCGTATATAACATCGCCACCCTCTGGTAGTTTATCCACCAACTCCCAGTGAGAATAAACAGTGGTTTGAGATACCCCTCTTTCCCCTAGACCATAAATTCGCCAGTAGTTTTGGTCTAAGTTTTTATACTCTTCAATCTCATTTACCACCTGTTTGTTCAAGTAAGGATTGTCCTTATAGGTGCTTTTTATTGTTAGGCAGTCTTCTCTTGTCTTTATCTCATCATAGATCCAATGGAATTGATCCGATGGGTTGAAGTCCATAAAGACTTGCTTAGACGTCCTCATGTTAAGTTGTTTAAAGTCCTCATACTTAAACTCGTTCGCCTCATTCATCCACAAATAATCTCGCCTTCTACTCCTTACCTTTTGAGGGTCGTCAACAGCAAAGTATTCCAGTTTGTTGCCGTTATACTCAAAATATAAATCAGACTTATTATGATTGTCTAAGTTATATATATTATGTTGATTCATTATTTTAACAAGGTCGTTAATAGAGGTAGCCTTAAGGGCTGGTAACGTCTTCCTAACAATTGTCATAACTTTGCGTTCTTCCCTAAGAAGTAAAATTAAAAAAAGCTGGGCTAGACTCCAAGTCTTAGACGATCCAGTCCCACCTTGATTAACTACAAACCTTGTGCCTTTTTTATAGGCATCATAGTTTCGCTCGAATACATTAGTCGCTTTCAGTTTCAGTTCCACGATCAGTTTCTCCACGATCAATTTCTATCTTTATCTTTTCTACCTTTTCATCAAGTCCGTGACTTATGGTCTGTTTTGGTAGACCATCTACATAGTTCCATATCTTAGTTATCATCTGTTGGTCGCCGTCCTGAATTGCTTTCTTAAAAATTCTCTGTATTAGTAATTGTAGATAGCTTGCTTTTTGTCCTTTTGGAACTTCTTTAAGTTTCCTTTTAATTTCAGTTGTAATAGAAATACCAGAGCCCTTTGGTCTACCATTAGGGTTAGGCGTACCACTTATAATTTGCCCCTTTTCATTTCTAACTACCTTGTTTGTGCCTGTTTTTTCTTGTTTTTTATTCATTTATTTTCTCCGCCACTCACCTTTCCTATTAGTTCTTTAAAGTCTTCTACTGATTTTTCTACTGTTAACTCTTTTTCTACCTGTTTATATCTTTTGTCTGCTTCTTTTTTTCTTTCTTTGGGATCTATAAATCTTTTAAGTTCTGGAACGTTCTTCGCTACCGGCAATCCTAAAGCCCAGCTTTGATAGGTTTTGTTTTGTGATTTATACACAAACCGAGGGCTATTGCCTGATGGCATTACTACAAAATCACATTCTTGTATTGCTTTATCTGCTTGTTTTTGGTTCTCCCATTTTACCCATTCTACCATATCTAAATACTTATCTCTTCTAGGTTGATAAATAGCATCTGAAACTACTTTTAATTTTAACCCTTCTCTTTGTAGTGGTTCTAATACTTGTTCTAAGACATAGTCGTTATGCGAATAACCAAACCAGCCTACCCTAGTAGCTTTTTCATCTGTATGTTTTTTTCGTTCAGGTAGAACATCCAAATTAACTCTGTCCGGTATTAATTTCACGGGTTTATTTGTAATCCCTGTCAAAAAGTCAAATAACCCTTTAGACGAACAGGTTACGGCGTCCACTTCCTGGATCATCTCTACTACTGGCTGATATTCTAACCAATCGGGATCGCACATATCCAGTATCTGTAGAGTGTCTGAGTCCTCGTTTATTTTCTTGGCTATTGATGGCTCATAGACCTTTTGATATATAAGCACATCATAGAGCTTGGAATAGATCATTTCTTCTGCCTCGTCCCATTTGTCTATTAACCAGTGTCCTCTAATTCTAGATGAGCCAATGTTTTTTCTGCCGTGCCTTCTCTCAAATAGGTAGAAGCCGACTTTACCTTTTGTTTTTGACATTGTTTCCTTTCCCTTTTAGTACTTTCTCTATTGTTTGTGTCCACTCTTTTCTAAACCTGTCAGCACTAAACAGCTTCTCTGCTGTCTTCTTACCCTCTTGTCCTATTGATATTACATCATCATAAGTATATCGTGATTTTTTCTTTTCAGAAATTAGCCTTCCTTTAACATCTCTTTTACTTTCAAATTTATAATTTGTTAGTAATTCCACTAATAGGTTGGCTATATGCTCTGGGTTGTCTGGCACTACAAACCCGTTTTTGCCGTTTTCAATGAAGGTATCGGCGTCGTGATGTTTAGTAGTGACCACACAAGACCCGCAGTGCATTGCTTCTGTTCTACTTCTAGGCATTGGAGATTCTTTAGTAGGATTAAAATATACCAATGATCTACCAATAAACTCCGAGTAAGCTTTATGGGAATCAAACTCTCCTGTTACCATACAATGAAATATTCCCTCTTTTTGACCTACTTTTTCTTGAACCAGTTGCTTCACGTTGGTGAGAAGTGGTCGATTATAGTAAGACGACCAACCGGCTGGGGCCATTGACACTACTACCCTAGGCTCTTTTGGTAAATCAGGCCACTCTTCACTATCCATTCCATGATAGATAACGTCGCCGAAGTCCCACATCGCCTGTCCTTGCTTTGAGTTTACAATAATATGATCAGCGATTGGATAGATAATATCTTTAGACTTTTCTCTTATGTATTTGATATGTTGTTTCGTGGTCATTCCCACATCTTGGTAGGCTTCAGGGTGAAAAGGTGTGCCGTGGTTAATTACTACAACAGGGATATCAAAATCTTTTAAGTGGTTGCCAACCTCTGTAAACAATCGTGCCTTGCCGGAGACTCCTTCCACTACATCCTGATCGGTGTGTAGTAAAGCCATATCATATTTGTCAGGATCAAAATGAGAGACCCACTCCACATTATCTGGAAATGGTCTGGCTGTAATTCCCCATTTTCTAACATCCTGTCTTAGATAAGAAAACTTGGTATTGGGAATTTTACACAATTCGTATTGGTGTGCAGTTTGCTAATGCCAGGGGTAAGAAAAAATCCTAATGGCTTTTCTCTTTGAAACCCCTGGCTTAGCTCCTTTCTTTTTGGTCATTGTTATATTGATTAGCTTTTATATTTACATCACTTTTTAGGCTTAACGGGAGGTGCATGCGGGCCTCCCGCGTCGGGCGACTTAACGCCTTGGGTCGTAAGGAAAAACCCTACCACCCGTTAAACCTACAAATAGCCTACAAATTAAGTTTATATAATATATATTTACTCTCCACAATCTCATCTCTTTTATGATAACGTGATTTGGTATTAGATATTATCTCACTCTTGGCTTTTCCATTGTACTCAGTAGTAAATCCTTGTCTGTTTATTCTTTCTCTAATTTCTTGGCTCATTCCACCATATTGTTCGATTCTTTCATTAAACATACCCGCATCTATGACTTCTTGACGGTCTACAAAAGAAAAGTTTTCTACAAAGGTCTTTTTTTGAGCGCCTTTATCTCCAAACTGCCAAGTCTTTGGCTTAGCGTGTTTTAGAAAACTGTTAATAGCGTTTTTGTCAATCTTAAACCTATCGTCCAAAAATAGAATATAATCTCCAACTGCTTCAGTAATACCCATATTGCGGGCTTTTGCTAAATGGTACTTGTCGGTGTCTCCCGTGTTAGTGTATTTGATAGGAAACCATATTTCGTCCATCTCTCTTAAGTCACTAACAAATCCTTTTATATTATCAGTAGAGCCATCATCAGCGATAACAAGCTCAATGTTTTTATAGCTTTGATTTATAAGTGAAAAAACAATTTGCCCTAATTCCTTAATTCTATTAAATGTCGGCACTACCACACTCACCATTGAAATACCTGGATACGCTGCCTGGTTATATATCCTTGAATGGTCTCTGGCAGTAAATCTAATATCTCTCCGTCGGGCAGTATGCCAGCCTTTATCCCTCATTTTTTTCCGCTTCTCATAATCTTCCATTAAATCTTTCAATTCTTTTTTAAGGTCTTTAATATCTTCTTTGTCACCCGATCTAACTACCATGTTATCTTTATCAAATATATCAGGCACGTGTCCTATCCTTCTTGTCAATACGGGCACACCACAAGCCATAGCTTCTAACATCGGCATTGTCCCGCTCTCAAAATTGTCCTTTGAATTACAAACATGTATCGCTGAGTCGTAGTAGGCGTCTCTAACCTCTTCTACTGTAACATCTTTATAAAATTTTACTCCCTCCGCTTTTATTTTGTTAAAATATTCACCATCTGAAATTCTTCCGACGAGGTTAAACTTATACCCTAGCTCTCGACAGGCTTTTGCCACCTCTAAAATTCCTTTTGAGCTTTCTATTCTACCTGCGACCATATTCACATTTCGGTTGTCTTCCGGATAGTCTTTTTGAAACTTCCAAAATGATAGATCAATACAATTAGGCACTAAATGAGCATAAGGCAACTTTAATCCAATGGTCGAGTTATTTACTAGTACTACATCATAGCCTTCCTGCCAGTTCTGTTTGTCTACATCATAAGGATTGTGATGAGATAGCACCAACGGTTTTTTATCTATCCAGTCATAACGTGTTTTTAACATTTCGGCTGTCTTCCAATATTGAAAATGAATCACGTCAGCTTGTTTTCCAAAAAACTCGAACTTATCTAACTGTCTTTTATCAGGTCTTTTAGGATGAACAGGCAGAACGACAATATCCAGCTGAGGGTTATACTTTTTAATCGGTCTAGAAAGAATGTCGATCGCCGAACCCTCTTTGTCTACTACTATACAAACTTTTTTCATTTAATTAGTTTAGCGGTTATATATGGTTTGTGATTTGTGGAAATCTCTTCTATCTCATAATCAAAGTCTTCGGCTATTCTCTTAAATGTCTCTTCGGTAAAATATCTAATATGTCTAAAGTCATAAGCACCGACACAGTCTTTATGAGGAACTTCTATAATAAATATGCCACCTTTTTTAAGAACTCGGTAGCATTCATCCAAAACAAACTTTATTTTAAAAATATGTTCTAAAAAATGTTTGGCAAGTATTTCATCTATTGATTCACTGTCAAAAGGGAGACCGTTTTCAGCGTTTCTAACAATATCTTGCCCAAAATCTACCATATCCATATTGATATAGCCTTCTTTAATTTCTTTTCCGCAACCTAGATTTAACTTTTTTGCCATAGTCCTATATTTTTCTTTATGTAATTATACCACAATTATCATCAGTGGCAATTAATTTTTAATATATTTCATCTACCCAATGGTAAAGTCTATTCCCCGGTAACTCTCTTATTATTTTTTGTACTTCTTTAGGGTGATCTATTTTAACAAGATTATCTTTGTGCGTTCCATACCTCTCTTTTGTTTCTCTAATAAATTGGTCATAGGCGGCTTCGACTGACTCACACCCCCAACTTGTATCTCCTGTCATTTGATGCCAAGCATTGGCAAACCTATATCTATCTTCCATAATTTGTTCTTTTTCCTTAAAAGCGAAGTGGTAGTTATATACAGGTATTGCTACATGTAGTTTTTCTTCTTTTAACTCTTCGCCATCATAGGCAGGTTTGGATTTAGTAGTAGAAGCGTCCCAAGTAATATGCTCGCCGCACTTCTTTTTGTTGATGGCAAATATTACTCTTGCTTTAGGTAAAAACAAATCATCCTTTACCCAGTTCATTTTTACGAAACATACTGCTGGCTTGTCTTTGTTGTGTTCAAGCACCTCTTTTAGTTTATCGACATCGTTTTCGTGTATAAAGGTGTCTAAGTCCATCTTTATCGCCCAATCACCATCGCAGGCGTCATATCCTCTTTGGAATTGTTGTCCTATAAGATCAAAGGGAAAGTCCCAAGGCCACGTACTTTCTGTCTCTTTTATTTTTATATCTCGTGGATAACATACCTCTCTACCACCATTTACTACGACAATCTCATCAGCAACCCTAGAATAGTTTGTGATTGCTTCAATATACTTGTCTTGCCTTCGGTAAGGATCGGTTATAGTGGTAAATATTGAAATCATCTTGTCGCCTCCACTATCCAGCCGGTAACATCGTGATCTTCACATTTGGCCGGATGCATTCCGTCCTCTGCGTAGTATCTTTGTAAGGTAGGAGTCTTGGCTCGTCTCGGTATAATGTTATCTACAGTAAATCCACCTTTTTCCTCTAATAATAGCTTGACACCATTTTTTGTATATCTAAAAAAATCTGTCCCTATTGGATTATGTTGTGGATAAACAAAAGGAAATGTAATTATTAATCTACAATCTTTATCAGCAAGACTAGATATGTTTTGTACAGCTTTTACTGGATCACTAAAGTATTCAGCTACTTCCAAACAAAATATTAAATTAAAAACAGTGGTAGTTACTTTATAAGCATTTTCTATTTCAATGATATAATCTACACTAGCTTTGGCTGGTTCACTACAATCATCTAGTATCTTATAGTCTGCTACATCCCAGCTTTTCACTCTGTCTTTGACAGGATTACTTGCTCCTCCTATATCCAAAACACGAGTGGCTTTGACATCAAGCTCGCTTAAATAATCTTCTAGTTGGTCTCTGTAAAAACTCATAAAATTCTTTCTATTTCTTCTTTATATTCTCTAGCCATTCTATCTAAGCTAAAATATTTTATTCCCTCTTTGGCGTGCTTTTCTTTAATATCAATTGCTCCTCCAGTTTCACTATAATAGAGAGGCTCTACCCCACAGCTAATAGCCTCAATCAAGGTATTAGAGCAGGCGTCATTAAAGTAAGTATAGAGAAAATAATCAGCGCCCCTATATATTTCAGCCATTTTTTCTTGCTCTGATATAACCCCAAAATACTTTATCTTTTCATTTCGATAAAAATCAAAGTTATACTCAATCTGTTCTGCGCTAAACTGTCCCACTATCCACAGCGAAGATTTAGAATTCTCCTGATATAGCTGTTGGTAGTGATACCAAGCCTGTTCCCAGTTTTTAGTTTCATCTCTGTTGTATCGAGAATACATATAAATAGTTTCGGCGTCTCGTTCTGCTCTTTCCCC